CGAAGGTGATGCAAATATAATATTATGAAGATTGCGTATGTTAATACCAGTACTGAAGGTACCAAGACTAGCAACAATGATAGCATTTTTTTGCTTCTCCACTATTTTACGAATGGCTTCTCTATCTGAGGTATCTGTATCACCCGAGACAAAGAACACCTTCCTCCCATGTTCGACCTTATTATTTATAAGCTCGAATAATGGCTTGCCATGAGCCTCAACACGATGAAATAGGACGAGAGTATTTCCAGAAGAAGATACAGCCAGATTACGAATGAAATTATTACGAGACTCCATTCCGATAATAAAACTGATTTCATCTTGATAAGTTTGTTTACCAAAGTTTTTCCTCACTTCTTCAGCATAATTCATTAACAATACTTTTATATCTAACTTTGCAAGTGTACCATCATTCTGCAGATCAACTGTCTTTGTGACGTTGTATACGGGGCCAAACAACCCCTCTAGTACTAACTTGTGAGTCTGAGTACCATCGAGAGTCCCTGTAAACCCGTAGCGGTATTTAGCAAGGGTTGCTTTGTTCATAATTGAAGATAGCGACTTAGATTTAAATCCATGACACTCATCTCCCAGCACCATTCCAAATTGTTCAAACCACTTCTTAGGAAGTTTATAAATACTCTGCCATGTAGAAATTATAAATACTTTATTAGTATCTTTATCTTTACCTGAATAAATTTTATGGGCAGCTGAAGGATGCATACCGTAGTCAATAAAGTCTTGATGCATCTGTTCAACTAGAGACGTGGTAGGAACAATTACAAGCACTTTACTCGCTCTGGGGTAGTTTACCCCATCGGTCAGATATTGTTGCCAGTATTTCATGATCAGATATATCATATAAGATTTACCTGATCCAGTAGGAGACAACAAAATTGCTCGAGTTCTTGTCAGGGCTGTGGTTATCGCATCGAGTTGGTAATCTCGAGGCTGAAATGGAAGTCCTTCATCGGCTAGTAAATCAGGCACGAATTGAGCAGCCTGTGGATCAGGAATTGGAAGCCCGTAATCAGACTCTTCAGTGTCAAGAAGATACGATCGCTCAGCTGCAAACTTTATTAAATAAACATATAGCCCAGCAGAGAGCTCTCCAGTCATGCGATTGAATAGCTTAATCTTGCCATCCCAAACCTTGTTCTTGTAGGCTGGCATAAATTTATAGCCAGGAACGTAGAATGAGAAATAGTCACTGATCTCGGCAGCTAGCCCAGCATCAACATCTACCTCTAACATGGAATAATCTTTTAGTCTACAAACAATATCAACCACCGGCTTCAAACACTCTCCATTTTATCATATTACCAATTGTCTGGTGTCTCCAATTGAGATTGTTTACTATCTCATTGAGTGTATCTATCATTGTTTTAAGATACTGAATCCGTAGCTCTGACTCTTGAATCTCTTTATCAGAATCGTAATAGTAATCCATCTCACCCTTCATGATCTTTAGACCATCAAGAGGATCATAATCCCAACCCAGCTCTTTGATTTGATCTTCAGACATCTTACCATTATACCAAAGCCATTTTAGCTTTAGCAACTTCTTCTGATCCATTTCTGCTTTCTTGATTCTAAGTTTAGTATTAGAAAGCAGAGTTAGATACTTAGCATGAAGGGCTGGGGTCTGACGAGATGTTTCGTCTAGGTTGTTTTTAGACAGCTGTGAATCAGCTGCCCATTCTTCGAGCAGTTGCTCTAATGTCATAATATAACTCCATGATTAATTCAATTCAAAGTACGAAAATCTAAATGTCGCTGGGAATGTGATTTGTGTTGTGTCACCAGTAGTAGCTTCCATAACCATGTTACCTAGTCCTGTTGGTACACAATCTATATATCTAATCTTTCTAGTGACATTATTGTGGCTGCTAAGAATGGCAAGTGTGATATCACTATATGTCGGAGGAGTAGTATCTGCTAACGATCTATCCAAGCGACTCTTCTGTGGTGTTTGAACCAACCTTTGCATCCAGTTATACATCTCAGTGTAAGCATTCATATTTTCGTCAACTATAATCATACACTCTAATTCAGTAAAGTTCAACTTATCTCCGGCCATTGCAATGTTGCCAATACGAGAATATGGAACATCAGCTGCTGGAATATCCATTGCAGGATGAGCCACACTTTGGCAGAAGAACTCAAGGTTCGGAAAGTTCTTTCTATCCACAATTAATTTAAACGCCGTAGGCTGTAGTAGATTAACATTGTTCAAACCAGTGGTAGAACCTGTCAGTGTATTATCTACGTTAACCGTTACTGTGGGGTCTAGAGTTGCCATAAATTTTTTCCTAAAAGATGAAATTAGCTGTTGACTTATTACTATTTATATGTGATAAAGAATGCAACAAAGGAGAAAAGACATGATTGATTATATTGCAGCAGATGAAGGTCATATTGATATGTACTCAAATGGTGAGTTGGTAGGTATAGCTAAAACCGCTAAAACTATTTGCTGGTACCTACAAGAGATGGGCTTCGATGGATCTGTAGCTACTTCATCATCAATTGACTTTGCTGATGAGTATGGGTTTGATACTGCAGATTGCGCTAAGACTCTTTGGGACGAAGGCGTAAAAAAATTCTACATGGCAGCAACTTCATAAGGAGAGAATATTATGACTAAGTTTGATAAATCTAAGTTTACTTACCACGGTGGATATCTTGAGTACACAGGTACTTACGAAGGTCAACCAACATGGGATCAAGTAGCTCCTAAATGTCATCCTTCACGTGTTGGCAGGCCTAAAGAATTATTTATCGCGCGCTTTAAGTATAGCGGCAGCCCTATTAAGATGGGAGCATTCAAAAGATTCTTAGTTAAACACTTTACAGTTGAAGAATATGTAGAGATGAGAAGCAAAGATGATATAGACAGCTCTCCTCTAAGAGTCTTAGAGAGAAAAGGTTTTACATATTAAACATAAAAAAGGGCCGCGTGAGCGGCCCTAGTTGTTTTCCGTATCCGTACCCTATGCTGGGTTCAGGATATTGTCTACGCGGAAGATTCTGTAGTACTGGTTAGCGCGAGCTGCACCAATATCATCGCCAGGAGCTGAGCCCACAAATGGGTTTGCAACCATACCATAACGAGTTTTGAACCCGATACGTGGCTGGAAGTCATTCTCACCAACTGCACGAACCATGGTCAATGGTACGTATGGGCAATAGAAGATACCTGCATCGTATGCGTTTGTACCTTTGTAGCCTACTGTGATGTAGTCTGCTGTTGCATATGGGTCAATATAGACTTTCATGCGACCGTTCAGAGTACCGGCAAATGTGTTGCCTGTATCGTCTACGTTCAACGCAGTGTTCATTGCAGGTGTATAGTCTAGCATACCAGAAGCAGACAAAGCTGTTGCAACATCGGAAGAACAGATAACGATGTTACCTTTGCCCCGACGAGTGTCTTTGGCGATTTGGTTTGCTTCACGGTCAAGTTGTACTACCAGACCTTTGAACTTCTCAGCTGACCAACGACCATCTGCATCAGAAGACAGATCGAAGATACCAGCTTTAGTTGCGTTGCTAGTTGTGAAACCAGTTTTTGCACGAGAGTTGATTGTACGGATAACCTCACGGTTAATCTCAGCCAAGATCTCTGTAGACAGAATGTTTGCCAGTTCTGTCTCAGCGTCCAACCCGTGGATCGCTTTCAAGTCTTGAGCCAACTCAAGTGTGTACTCTGCTTTCAAAGCACGTGACTTCGCAGTCACAGTTGCTTTTTCAATGGTAAAACCCATTTCAGCAAATGCAGACTCACCAGTTGTACCTAGTTGCTCAGCATTCGCAGTAGTCATACCACCACCGAATGTTGGTACTGCACCAGCAGAATCGACGTTAGCCAATCCACCAATACCTGAACCGTCAGCACCTTGAGTGCCTGAAGAGTCGCCAGAGAAGCCAGAAATTGCTTCACCGAACAATGCTTCATTACCGGATGTTGCACCAGCACGAGTTGTTTTGTACTTGGACTTCATTGCGAAGATCAAGCCTGTTGGACCAGACATTGGCTGAACACCACATACGTCATATGCCATCATGTTTGGCATAGCACGACGTACTAGTGAAATCAATACTGGGTTCCAGTTAGCTGCAACAGATGTGTTGTTTGCAGCAGCATCTTCCGTCATCATTGAGGCTTGTTCGCCTTGCTCACGGATTGCTTTTTCTGTGTTCTCCAGAACGACAGCGGTAACAGCACGCTTGTGTGCGTCCTGAATTGAACCGGCTGATTCTTCGTTCAATACCGGAGACCATTTCTCTACGAGACGATCATAAGTTTCCATAATTGGATCTCCTACTTACTTATTTGTGTTTGCGTAATGCGTTAATGTACTGTTCCATCATTGGAGATACTTCAACTTCATCAGAAGTGTCATCTGTATCTTCTACGATAGATTCAGCGGTTTTGGTTTTGCTAAAGTATGATTCTTTAAGTGTAGCAACTTTCTGTGTGAATGCTTCTACGCTTTCGAAATCAATTGATTCAGCGAGTGATGTTAGCTTTTCAACTTGAGTTTCAGCTAGGTCTTTAGCAGCTTCGCGGATAACCGCTGCGCGCTTATAAGTTTCTAACTCTTCTCCAAGTTCAATAGCTTTAGCAGTTGCTTCATTAACTTGGGCTTCAAGGCCTTCGTTAGCTTCTGCCAATTCATCAACTAGGTCTACTTTGGACTCTGGAACTTCAATGTAAGACTCTTCGAACACGTCTTTCAACTTGCTCATAAAGCCTTCTGCAATCTCAGTCCGAAGACCAGTTTGGATTGCAACTTTATTGTCTTCCATCCATTGCTCAACTACATAGTTGAGGTAGCTGTCTACCTTCTCAACAAGATCTGCTTTCGTAGTAGAAACTTCTTCTGCTAATTGCTCAGCATATTCTGTTTCCAAACGATTGATCTCTTCTGAGAGCTTCGACTTTACTGCAGCTTCAAAAATAACAGCTGTTTTAGCTTTAAAGTCTTCCGACAATGTAGCTTCAGATTCGACCAGTGCATTCAAGTCTTCACTAAAATCTCCATCGAATTCAACGTCTTCGGCTTTCATACCTTTTGCTGAATGCTTGTCTGGATCGCCAGGTGTTACTTTACCCATTGCATCGCTGTTGCTCTTATCACCCTTGCGCTTTGCAGCTTTAGGGCCTTTTTTCTCAGCAGCATCTACAGATGCAACCGATTGAGCTTCAGCATTTTTTGGATCGTGAGCTTCTTCGATTTCCTCGTCGAGCTCTACATCCTGGTCTTTTACTTGATCAGTCATGTGTGACTCCCTTATAAATTGTTTTTCAGTAACGAGAGGAAATTTTTAAACTCACGTGTCTGAACCTCATAGAGGTCAGCGCGTGGAGCCTTTTTAATTTCAGTCTCCATTTGTTCAATTACTTGAGGCTCAATAACACCATTGTTCCAAACCCACTCAACACCTTCCATTATACCATTTACAAAAGCTGTTGGTGCTGATGGATCTTGTACGATATCAACCGTATTAAGAACGAAGTCGTCTTTGACGTACATAGTGCCATTCTTTTCCTCAAGGCTACCCATACCACGAGTTGACACTCCTAGTTGAACACCACCTTCAAGTAAACCTTTTACGATATTACCCATTGGAGTATCCAATATTTGTGCCTTACCCATAACATCATTTCCCTTAAAACTAAGTTCAGTGATCTTATGCGATACTTTATCTAAGTTAACAGTTGGTCCATCTGGATGATTCAATTCACCCACCGCTCTGTTCTTAGAAACCTGTTCAGTAACGTACTTATCTACAGCGCTCTCCATGATCGCTTTAGGGTAGATACGTCCGTTTCTATTCTTTGCTTCGGACTGCATGAATACGCCTTCGATGAAGTGGTTCTTAGAACCATCCTCTTTCGCTTCGACGATACACTCAATGTTCTGCTCGTTATATTCTGCAATTAATTTCATGCTCTTGCGTCCCAATATGTTTTACTAATCTCTCCATGATCTACATTACCGCTACCTATTCTACGACAACGCACATACACAGAGTGGTTATGTGATGTTCTAATACCATTCGCTGACTTCAACCACAATGCTCTCATTGGGTGACCAACACCTGGATCTGGAGGAGCATTATCATACTCATACTGATCGTTGTTAGGTATTGCTACGAATGCCATTTTTAACCCTTATATGTCTTTACAAACTGCTTTGCCATTTTCTCTGCTTCACGCTGAGTTTTATAGGCATCTAATCTATCACCATCAATATAAACTACAAACCCTGATTTCTCTTTATGTATCATCACAGGAATACGGTCTATCTTTTTATCAAAGACCATGTCCCCTGAAGGATGTCTACCCAGCTTTTCTCTAAGTTGTCCAAACGTCTTCATTTCTACACTGTCTCTTATTATTGTAATTTATTTATATAAAATAAAATTTAGGGAAAGATTATTGCTCTTCTTCGTCAGATTCGGAATCATCTTCCTCATCATCTTCCATGTCAAGAGCTTCTTCAGCTGCATCATCTAGTTCATCCTCATCGTCGATGTTAGGATCATCTAGATCTAATTCATACTGATCTTGATCAGCACGTTCTTCTGGATCAACTCCATTGAAAACTTGATTAGCCATCTTGACCTTCTCTTGCTCGAGAGATTGGTTGACCATATCGCCCATGATGTCGTTAAACGTAGGGGCTGCGCTTGCAAAGTCTTGATTAATAACCTGATCCAAAAAGTCTGTTACTTCTGCCATTTTATACTCCACTAATATTCATTTGGTTGTTGTGGTTCATTGTTTTGAGGTTGTTGCTGTTGATCTTCATCATCATTTATTTCACCTGCTTTTACTTCATCGTCGATCTGTTTCTTCATTTGATCAATCTGATCTTCATCAAGGAACAGAACATTCTTCATAACATATTCTTTGGAGAAGAACTCTCCAACATATTGCTGCATCATATCTAGGGTCTGTAATCTCTCCCTAAGAAGCTCAGCATCTTTAAGTTCTGTGAAGTGACTATCACGAACATACTCAACATTAATATCTTCTTTCCAATTGTCCCAATCTTCTTCAGTAATAATCCCTTTGAGGATCAATTGCTTCTTTAAGATGTTATAGAACAAGTTATCAAAACGAGAACGAAGTCTATCGATAAACTTTTGGAACTTTAACTCGTCTCTTGTGATCTCAGTAGATCTACCTAGTGAGAACTGAGACTCTTGCTCAAGTCTATTAATAGGAACATTTAACGAGCGATATAGACGTTTTTGGAAATATACAATGTCATCGATTTGTCCGAGATTTTCTCCCCCAGGCAAAGTAGAGATTTCAGTTCCTCTACCACC